TTGTCAAAGTATTACAAAAACTATAATTATGGGACTATTCACAAGAGCAGCAGATACATTTTACGCATTTCGATTTCTTCGATTATTGACCACACCATGGAAAAAGATGGGTGCATATAAACTTGGTCTGATTGATGAGAACGGTAAAGTCATCAAGAAACCAGAGACGAGTGAAGAAAGAAGCAAATACACTATATTTCACAAACTTGTGTTTAATCTCAAAAGAATGTTGAACAAGATTCCTCTTGGAAAGACCACCCTTGCTTCGTACATTGCTGCACTTTATCTAATCAAGGAGCATACTGGAATGTCAGATAAAGACATCGCCAAAGCACTCAAAGAAGGTGCTAGTTTTGATATTTCGTTAAATCCATTAGAAGAATCACGTTGGTTCTTATCCGAAGATAATAAACTCAAAGCTGGACATTATTCATTAAACCATGATGTTCCATTAGCTAAGACTGGTGATATGTTAGCTCTGAGAGATTCAATCGTTTCCATTGATGAAGATGCTGACCCAATTGGACATATCTTTGGAACTCCAGTCTATAAAGCATTTCATAACAAAACTAAACAGCCTGTTTATATAACCCAAAATAACATATCCCGATGAAAGATAAAACCGAAGATACTTCGACCGCAAGTGTTGCTACCCCGCCAACTGGTGGTCCTAAATTCAAAGGCATCAAACCTAAAGGTGATGCTTCAATGTTTGATCTACCATCGGATGTCTTCCGTAGGTTTTCACCAGGCCGTAATAAGTTTGAGAGATGGAGCAAATTCTTGGATCTGAACGATGAGACTCAGAAAGAACTCTATGACTATGCGAAGAAAAATGGTGGTAAAAACAAGATCATTCTTCGTGATTCTGGAACTGGTGCAATGCGAATGATTCGTGGTTCTGCTGTGAATGAAGCTACTAAACAGGCAGAGAAGTCAAAGAAGAAACCAATCAATGATCAAATCTTTGACTTGATTTCTCATATTGGTGAAGAGATGAAGACATCACTCGGAGATCGAATTGTGGATGTTCTCCATGAATTTCATGACCAGCTTGATGAACTTCGGTCTCAGTATGAAAAAGGAGATCTTGATGCCAAAGGTATTGCAGATGCAGTATTCTCTATTGAACCAAAACTTAAACAGAAACTGTAATGCCAATTTACCATTATACAAAAGATGCTACCTTATCAAGAAAGATCGAAGATTATCTTGATAGCGGTAAAGTAGGCTCGACATCTAACGTATTTACTAGCCCTACGGCTGGTGATGCTTTCGGGAGATTGCGAGTTAGTGATGCTTTCACACTATTCGACAGTCAGCATCGTTATGTTGAAAACACTGGATGGAGCAATGCTCTAACCGGAACTGGAACAACCGAGTATAAAATTAATGAAAGTGCTGTCGAATTAAAGGCGCCCGCTGGTACCGGAACTGTTAAAAGACAATCGAGGTTAGTTTTTCCATATCAACCTGGTAAATCATTACTGATTCTAAACAGTTTTGCTTTCAGCACTCCTGTCATCACTGGAGCAACTACTGTGACGCAGCGCATTGGTTACTTTGGTGAATCAAACGGCATTTTCCTTGAACAAACTAATGGAGCATCTACTGGTGATAGAACTGGTGGCGGTCTTAGAATTGTTCTACGTTCAAAAGCATCTGGTGTTGTTACCGAAACAACTATCGAACAAGCAAATTGGAATTCCGATAAATTCGATGGTAATGGTTATAGTGAAACTACAATCGATACATCAAAGGGTAATATCTTCTGGATGGATGTCGAATGGTTAGGAGTTGGAGATGTTCGATGTGGCTTTATCGTCAATGGTAAAATGATGGTTGCTCATACATTTAAGAATACCAATGCTAATTCAACGGTATATATGACGACAGCAACTCTTCCTCTGAGATTAGAGTTGCTTAATACTGGAACAACAAGCCCTTATATTAAACATATTTGTAATACTGTTATTAGTGAAGGCGGTTTTCAACCTAGAAGTACAACTCATAATCAAGCTTCTAATCCAGATCTTACGTTGAACAATTTTAAAACTACTGGAACTGATAGTACACAGTGGTTTAATTGTGTAAGTATTCGATTGGCAACAACAACGCCAGATGCGATTATTATTCCAGCAGAAGTTGAGGTCCTTGGTACAGCCAATGCTGTTTATGCATGGAAGCTAGTTAAAAATGCAACATTTGCAACAGCACCAACATGGAATACACATTCCACATGTTTAACTACTGAATATACCATTAGTAATTCTGTGATGACTGAAGGATCTATTATCAAGATTGGATATTTTACCAGTCAGAGTGGTGCAGCCAATTCGACTCTGATTGGTGATATTAATATGCAAATCGGTAGAACCATTACTAATGTATCCGATACATATACGCTTGCCATTAATAGTCAAGCAAATAACGGGAAATTTACTGGAAACATAGCTTGGTATCAGATCATTTAAAAAACTTTAAAAAATGTCTTTACATAGAAGTGATTCTATGGTAAAGTCTGAACAAGCAAGTGTCTCTAATGATTTTAAATCGTCATTAGGGACATCTTTTATAGATACTATCAGATTATATGAGCGAACAACAAACCACTAAAACAAGAGAATACAGCATTTTTGAAGAGCAAATCAGTCGTAAACCAAATCGGTATCCATGGACTGAACAATTCATTGAGGCGATGCACAATGGCTTCTGGACTGACAAAGAATTCAATTTCAAGTCAGATGTTCAACAATTCAAGGTTGAGCTAAATGATCAAGAACGTGAAATTGTTGTTCGCACACTTTCAGCGATTGGTCAGATTGAAGTTGCTGTCAAGACTTTTTGGGCAAAACTCGGTGACAATCTTCCTCATCCATCGCTTCAAGATCTTGGTTATGTGATGGCCAATACCGAGGTGATTCATAACAGTGCTTATGAGCGATTGCTCTCAGTTCTTGAACTTGAAGACATCTTTGAGGAGAACCTAAAACTCGAATGGATTCAAGGTCGTGTAAAGTATCTTCGTAAGTATACTCATAAATTCTATAAGGATTCAAAGAAGCAATACCTGTATTCTATTATTCTGTTCACTTTGTTTGTTGAGAATGTGTCTCTGTTCTCTCAGTTTTACATTATTAACCATTTCGCTAGGTTTAAGAATGTGATGAAGGATACTGATCAACAAGTCAAATACACTCGAAACGAGGAGAACATTCACGCGCTTGTTGGTATTCAAATCATCAATACTATGCGTGAAGAACATCCAGAATTATTCGATGAAGAACTAGAGGAAAGAATTCAACTTGCCTCCAAAGAAGCATTCAGAGCTGAAAGCAAAATTGTAGACTGGATGGTAAATGGTATTGAAGAGAAATCGTTGTCTGCTCCTGTTCTGAAAGAATTCATTAAAGATCGAATCAATCAATCAATGGGTCAAATTGGTATGAAAAAACCGTTTGAAGATATTGATCAAGATTTACTTGAGAAAACAATGTGGTTCAATGAAGAATTGCTAGGAAACAATATGACCGATTTCTTCCATAGTCGTCCAGTCGAATACGCAAAGAAGAACCAAAGCTTTGGTGAAGACGATTTGTTTTGATATATAACTTTAGATTTATGAGTAACAAAGACATTTATTGGTTGAATAAGGATTCTCGAAAAATCCTCGAAAAAGGCTATTTACTAGAAGGAGAAACACCAGAACAACGCATTCGTGATATTGCTGAAGTAGCAGAGAAGCATCTTAATATTGAGGGATATGCGGATAAGTTTGAATCTTATATGCATAAGGGATATTTCTCTTTATCATCTCCAGTCTGGTCAAATTATGGACGTAATCGAGGCCTTCCAATTTCTTGCTTTGGTTCTCATATACCAGATGATATGACTGGCATCTGTGATAAGATTGGAGAGATTGCTATTATGTCAAAAACTGGTGGTGGAACTTCTGCTTATTTTGGCGATGTTCGTCCACGTGGTTCTGCTATTTCTGCTGGTGGCGAGGCGACTGGTGTTCATCATCAACTTACTGTATTTGATTCATTAATCGATTATGTTTCACAAGGGAATGTTCGTCGTGGTTCTCTTGCAGCTTATCTTCCGATTGAACATCCAGATATTGAAGAATTTCTTGGAATTCAAGGTGCTGGAAATTCGATTCAAAGACTCTCTATCGGTGTCACTATTACCGATGAGTGGATGCAAAGTATGATCGATGGCGATAAGACAAAGCGTAAACTCTGGGGTTCAGTCATTAAAAAGCGTTTTGAGTCTGGTTATCCATACTTGTTCTTTACAGATAATGTGAATAACAACGCTCCTCAAGTCTATAAAGATAATGGATTGAAAATCAATCACTCGAATCTTTGCACTGAAATCTTTCTGAGTAATAACGCTGATGAGTCATTCGTCTGCTGTTTATCATCAATCAATCTTGAACGATGGGATGATCTTGTGGAGACTGATGCGATTGAGACACTCATTTACTTCCTCGATACAGTCATTACTGAATTCATTGATAAGACTGAGGGAATGAAATATATGGAAGCACCTCGTAGGTTCGCAATCAACCAACGTGCTCTTGGTCTTGGTGTTCTTGGATGGCATTCGCTGTTACAGTCTAAGATGATTCCGTTTGAATCTATGAATGCAAAGTTTCTGAATAATGAGATCTTTTCAACTCTGAAAAGGAAAACTGATAATGCTTCCAGAGAACTTGCTGTAATGTTTGGAGAACCGCCTCTGATGGAAGATTACGGATTCAGAAACTCGACTAGAATGGCCATTGCTCCTACTACTTCAAGTTCTGCTATTCTTGGTCAAGTATCACCTGGTATTGAACCGCATCGTGATAACTACTTCGTGAAGAATCTTGCCAAAGGTAAATTCTCGCATAAGAATCCTCACCTTGTGAAGCTATTGAAGGAGAAAGGTCTTGATACGATGGAAGTCTGGATGGATATTCTATCGCATGGAGGTTCAGTTCTGCATCTTGAAACTCTGACTAAAGAAGAAAAGGATGTATTCAAGACATTTAGTGAGCTATCGCAGAAAGAAATCATCACCCAGGCGGCTCAACGTCAGAAGTATATTGACCAAGGGCAATCTCTTAATGTCATGATTCCACCAAATACTAAAGCCAAAGAAGTGAATGAGCTATATATCTTTGCATGGCAACAAGGACTCAAGTCTCTATACTATCAACGATCCGCTAATCCAGCCCAAGAAATGGCTAGATCGATACTAACTTGCGCTTCGTGCGAATCCTAAATAAGTAAATGTTAGAAGAAAACACTTGCCCAAGATGTAAATACACCTATGAATTATTATGGGATGATTCGGACGAACTGTTTGATGAAGAAAATCAAGACTTCGATTTCATCCCAGATGAAGAACTCACACCAGAGTATTGCCCATTCTGTGGAGTCCATCGGAAATACGGTGGGGAAATAGATACTTACGATGACTCACTTGATGAATAAATATCCCAACTATGGGATGGGTATTTAATGGTGAAGAGTTTAATGGTGATGATTTAGATCCTAAGAAGATCTATGGTTTTGTTTACGAAATCAGAAATCTTCTGAATGGTCGCAAGTATATCGGAAAGAAATTCTTTTGGTCTATGAGAACCAAGGTTGTTAAGGGTAAAAAGAAAAAACTTATTGTTCAAAGTGATTGGAAAAAATACTGGGGTTCAAATGGAACTCTATTAATGGATATTGAAAAAGATGGAGAATCTAATTTTGAACGTGAGATCATTCATCTCTGTGAATCAAAATCAGTATGCGCATACCTTGAGGCAAGGGAACAGTTTAACGTGAATGCGATTCTTGATACTACATATTATAACGATTGGATTCAGGTAAAGATCACCAGACGACATCTTCAGAAGTATTCTGAAAAATATTCTTGACATATAATGATTAATAATGTAAACTTACCACCTAATGATAATTATTGACTACTCTGGATTGGCTATGGGTTCGATGCTCAGCCAAGATAAAAATGCCCCTATTGACGAAACGGTTACACGAAACCTGATCCTAAACACACTTCGCGGATACAATGTAAAATACAAAGCGAAATACGGAAAGATGGTAATTGCCTGCGATGGTGGTTCTTGGCGCCGAGACATCTTTCCAGAATATAAGGCTAATCGAAGGAAGAATCGTGAAGAAGGAGTTGCTACTCATGACTGGGATGAAATCTTTCGGATCATGGGTGTTATCCGCGAGGAGATTGAAGAATATCTTCCTTATAAAGTTGTTAAGATTGGTAATGTTGAAGCCGATGACATTATTGCTATTCTAGTTGAGACAACTCAAGAGTTTGGTAATCACGAAGATGTGATGATCGTGAGCGCAGATAAAGACTTCATTCAGCTTCAGAAATACGGTAATGTGAAACAGTATTCGCCGATGACCAAGAAGATGATCGAAGATAAGAATCCGCACAAATATCTGTTTGAACACATCCTTCGTGGTGATTCATCTGACGGTGTTCCCAATGTTCTTTCTCCAGATGATGTCTTTACATCTGGTGGTCGTCAGACATCACTTCGTTCAACTAAGATTGACGAATGGTATCAAACTCCAGATAATTTACAATCCGTGATGCCCGCAGAGATTTACACTAATTATCTCCGTAACAAGAAGATGATCGATCTGTCCTGTATTCCAGAAGACATTAAAGAATCTATTGTTACTACATACAACTCTGTTCCAGAAACACCAAACTCAAAGGTCTTTAGTTACTTGGTCAAAAAGCGGTGCAGCAACATGCTAGTCTCTTGTGCTAACGAATTCTTCTCTTGATATATAAAATATATGCTAATGAAACCAAAATCGGATAAGCTTCCTCATGAGATTCTAAAGGCTCTAACTGAGGCAGAAAACCATACAACTCGTGTTAAGATTCTTCAAGACAATGAATCCTTTACACTGAAAACAATTCTTCAAGGTAACTTCGATGATAACATCGTTCTTGATTTACCAGAAGGAGCTCCTCCATTCCGTCGTGATGCTGCACCAGTAGGATTCCAGATGGCTAGGATTGATAACTCGATTAAAAATCTAGGTTACTTTGTGAAAGGCTCTACTCTTCCAGCTATGCGAAAAGAGATGTTGTTTGTTCAGTTGCTTGAATCTATTCATCCAGAAGATGCTGATATTGTGATTGCTATGAAAGACAAGAAGCTAACAAAGCTTTGTCCAGTATTATCGCTGGCTCTTGTCAAGAAAGCATTTCCAAATCTGATCAAGTAATAATGGCAAAGGTTGCCTCTAAATTGGATCGATTAAAAACTGATTTAATTGAAACACAATTCTTTCTGTTGCGTCTTGAAAAAGAAGGAGCAACGGAAAGAATGCCATTTTACCAACTTAAAATTAAGATCCTAGAGGATTCGATTAAAAAACTTGAAAAACCTCTTGACATTTTATGCGATTATGAGCTAAGTTCCTTTCGCAATGAATATCTTTTGCCTTGACGAATCACCACTCCTAGCCGCTCAACAACACTGTAATGTTCATGTTGTTAAAATGATTGTCGAATCAGCACAAATGCTTTCAACAGCACACCGTGTTCTCGACGGTCACAAACACGTTCATATTGTCAATGACCGAAAAAAGACAGACTGGCTTCACTCAAACGATTCGTTGTATAAAGCAGCTCATGTAAATCATCCATCGTCTATCTGGACCAGAGAATCTGCAGCAAACTATCAGTGGCACTACGAATTATTCTGTGCATTATGTGACGAATACACTTTTCGGTATAACAAGGTTCACGCTACCGATACCAAGCTTCGCAAAGTTCTAGGTGATCTGCCCAAGCAGTTTCCAGTAATAGGTCGCACTCAATTTCGTCTTGCTATGAAGAGCAATCCAGAGTGCATGGATGAGTCTGATCCAGTAACATCATATCGCAAATTCTATCAGACCAAAAATGATAAGTTCAAGATGGTCTGGACTGGTCGGCAAAAACCGTCTTGGTTTGTTGTATAAATCGATTATATGAGATACGATTACTATTGTACTGAGTGTAATTCAAGGTGGGAGGAAACACAGTTTATTAATGATCGCGATGTTCCAATTACATTGCCTTGCATCGAATGTAAATCTACTGGAACTGTGAAAAGAGGATTCCATACTCTAGCTGTCTCATATCATGGTGTTAAAACTATTGCCCAGCGCGCGGGTAGCGGGTGGAATGATGTATTGACTAAGATCAAATCTGGCTCTGGAAGAAAAAACACCATCGAAACACGATAATGGCAAAACCACAA